GTTCCTTAATGGAGAGTTGGGCGAGACCAGTCGGCAGGACGGGCGGCGCTGATGGGTTCGCGCCATTCCAGGGTTACGCCCTGGAACAACACGGTGTAACGGGTACTTCCGGCGCTCGCGTGCCGCTGGTAGCCGCTGACGGAGCGGGCGTTGATCAGTGCGCGACCGGCCTCGGGGTCGATGGTCAGTCGGTTTTGCACCGGGTCGAGGCTCAGCAACCGGATACGCATCGACTGCAAAGTCCGTGCGGCGTTGTTGAACACTCGCAGGTGTTCGGCCAGGGACGGGGTCAACACTTTTAGCGGCGTGCGGTTAGTGGAGGCGAGCATGGTCAATCTCCTGATGGCAGCGGTCGGGGTTGTGAGTGCAGTGCTGGCAGGCACGCCAGTGCTGCATGGCTTGCGGGTTGTGGGTCGGTGCCGGTTTTTCGCGATAGATTTGGCACTGATCGGTGGTGACCACGTCCTCCAAGGCCACGCACTCAATGCGCCCGAGAGTTGCCATGACGCGGCGCTCGACACCGGCCGTGCTGGGCGATGCGTAGCGGTTGGCCAAGATCAGGCTGACGGCGGTGCGGCTCATACCAATGCGCTGGCTGGCTTTGGTTTTGTTGCTGGCGGCGACTTCGGCGGCGAGCAGGCGCACGAACAGCGGCGGCTCTGGTCCCCAGGCGGCGAGTTGAACGCTCATAGATCGTCCTCCGCAGGTTCGGCCTGTCGGAACACGACTTCGCCCAGGTTAGGGTCGAAGACCTGACCGATGCGCTGAATCATGGGCGGGCGTGGGCCGGTGTATTTGCCGTGCCCCAGGCGGTAGCGGGCCTTCTTGCCTGGCTTGCTGGCCTGGACCTCGACGACATAGCCCGCACGCTTGAGCCATTTCAGGTAAGAGCGGGCCGTCCAACTGGTGGTTGGCACCACAATAGAGGCTTGCGCGGCCAGCTCATCGGCATCCAACTCTCCCAAGATGCGCAGAGAGCGCCACATGGCTTCGGTGCCTTTTCCTGCGGTGCTGGGCTTGCCGTCGCGAGTGACGGCGGGCGCCTCGGCCCCCACGTCCTTGAGCAGGCGCAGGGTCTGTTCTTCAAACTTGGCTCCGTCGATGACCTCAACAAAACCACCCTTGATCAGCGATTGCAGGTAGCTGCGCACGGCGGTGTCATCGGTGCTGGCACGACGGGAAATTTCATAGGCTGTAAACCCATCACGGCCTACACGGATGGCTTCCCAGATGCGCTGGCGATTGCCTTTGGTGCCCTGCATTTCCAGATCAATTTGTTTGCGACCACGTCCCCCAGCCATTACACGCCCCTCCGTACCGGAGCCTCGCCGGTAAACCAGCCACGATTACCCCAGCCAGCCAGGTCGATGCTGTCCATGGCCATGGCCTGGGTTTCGCCGTAGACCTTGTAAAGGTTGACCGCGACGCGGCGCAGGCAGCCGCGCACCTTGTGGCGCAGGTCTTCCAGCAGATCGTCGGCAATTTTCAGAGACGGATAGCTGGCTTTGGCCAGACTGCGCAGGTCATCAAGGGTGGCGGGTTGAGCAGGCACCCACTCAAGCACCCGGTTATGCAGGCGCTCCAGCTTGGCCAAGCTGCTGGGCACACGCTCTTCACCGATCAGGACGATGGTGCCCTGACTGGCGTTGTAGATATCGGTCAGGACATTGGCCACGGCTTTTTCGAGCAGGTATTGAACGTCATCGATCAGCAGCGGACGGCCGCTACGGGACAACTGTTCGGCCACCTGATCGACCATCACCGACAGCGTTTGGCCGGGGGCGATGCTCATTTCTCGCAGGATCGCTTGCAGGAAAGCTTTCTTACTCCAGGTGTCGCGGCACTCGACGTAGTAGGCGCGGTGCAGGTTGGCGGCGAAGGCTGCTCCCACGCTTTTGCCCAGGCCGCTGGCGCCGTACATGACGACCAGACCGGGCAGGCCCATCGGGCGGGAATGAGCCCGCTCAATGGCGGCGGATAACAGGCCGACGTTAGTCAGAGGAACGATTTTGGAAACACTCATGTGAAACTCCTTAAGGGCTTGAATTAAGCGCGAGCTTGTTCCGCGAACTCGAACATGCGGCGGATTGAAGCGAAGTCCGGGTGGTTGGGGTAACGGCTGTGCCACTGGGCTTCTTCGTCCGTCAGCACATCGCCTTGATTCAGGCGATCAGCGAACTGGTGCCAAAGGTGGTAGCGGGCAGTTGGGTCTGACGGCAGGTCGAAGGTCGGGGTGTGCGGCGCGGCCAGTTGGGCAAAGCGTTGGGCTTCGGCGAGTTGCTCAGGTGGCAGCTCGTAACTGCTAGATACGGCCGTGATGACGCGCATTTCAACGTCTTGCCCTGTGATGGTTTTGGCCTTCTTCACCAATCGGGAAAGTTGGCCGCGCTCGCGCTTCTCGCTGGCTTTCTCCAGCATGGTTTTCGGCATGGCTGGGCTTGCGTTGCCATCGAGTAAGGCCTCGCCGATCAGTTCGCCGTCCAGGGTGTGAACCCACACGCGGCTTGAGTCGCGGAAGTCATAGGCCACGCGGACCTCTTCACCGTGGAAGCCGTCCAGGTCACGCAGGAAGTAGGTGCCGCTGTTCCATTGGACCTGACAGCGATGAACGATGCGTTCAACTTGTGGACGGGTCAGGCTTTCTACGATGTTGCCGTCAGCCAGCAGTGGCTCCCAGCCCTCGGCCTCTGCCGATTTCCAAGCCTCCATTGGGCTCTGATTGCGTTTGCGTAGACTCTGGAGGTCGCGAAATTTCGGCAAGCCACGGTGCGGACGGTGGTTGTATTCATCCAGCGCACGTTGCAGCTCGGCAAAGAACACGGGGAATTCGGGTACGACTGTCGGGGCGATGCCCAGGGCAAGCTGTTTACGTGACAGCTTGTGGGTTTTGGTGGCGGCTTCCTTATCCATGTCGGCGCCGATGTAGCTGTCGAACGCCTTGGCGAGCCTGACCAGGATGGTTTTGTGTGGTCGCTCAATCACGCCCCGTGCCTGGGAGTTGTAGGGCAGCGAGTGAGTGATGGTGCCGCCCAGGCGGTCGTTGACTTCGTAGACGACGGCGTTATCAAAGCCGCTGCCGTTGTCGACGTAGAACACTTTGTACATGCCGCAGCGGGTGACGCTGTCACGCATCGTGTCCAACGTGGCCAGGGTCGATTCGGCCAGGTTGACCGAGAAGCCGACGATGCGGCGCGTGGCCCAGTCGATGACCATGGTGATTTCCGGGCGGAAGATCTGGCCAGTCAGCGGGTTGATGACCTCGGCGTCAAAGGTGTGGCCGTCAGCCACCCACACGTCATTCGGCCAAAGCATATCGGCCTTGCGACGGTTGTAAGCTTTTAGAGCGTTCAGTTCATGCGGCCCCATGCGCCCGTGTTCACGGACCGAGGGGCTTAGCTTTTTCAGCCAGCGCCGTACAGCGTGGATGCTGGGGCAAACGCTGATGCGCACTTCGCCGTGTACTTGCTTGAACTGCTCGTATGCCGCTTCGACGCTGGGTTTCTGCGGACGCTGGTAGTGCTTGAGGAATTCCCCCGCCCAGGCCGGGACGCTCATGTCTTTCTGTCGACGTGCAGGTGCCAGACCGGTTTCGCCATGGGCGCGGTAGTCCGCCAACCAACGCTTGAGGGTGCGCTCGGAAAGGGAGCGATCTTCGGTCTTGCGGTCGTTGGCACGGACTACGCGCTCGGCCAGGTAGGGGCTGAGGTCGTTGGATTTAGCGAGGGCCACCAAGGTCAAGATGGAGCGGTTCTGGCTGACTACCTGGCTCATGCGTTCGATTTCGCGGACGAAGGCCAGGCGTGCGGTCATGACGCAGGATTGTGAATCGTTTAAGCGTGACGCTTTTTCGGCGTCACGTCCTGCAAGAATGACGTGCGGTTCGATGGCCTGTTGGGGGGGTTCGTTGACGACGGTTGCGGTGATTAGGGCTGTTTGCGTTTCTTTGGGCAGAATGGCGAAGGCGTATTCCATGGCCTTGCTACCCAAGCGGCGTTGGCCTTCCCAGCCTTCACGCTGAGCCAACTTACGGATGCCCTGCACAGTCCCCGGCATGTTTGGCAAACCGGCAAGCTCCTGTGCGGAGTACCAGTTACGCATTTTGATCACCCAGCAGTTTTTTCAGCTCGCGAGCTTGCCGAGTGGCATTGGCAGCGACCCGCTCAAGTCGGCCTAGCTCGGTGTCGAGTGCTTCGCGGCCATAGGCAACACGACCACCACGCAAGTGAACTTGCCAGTTTGTCAGGATGTGACTGGCGCAGACCTCCTCCAGTAAGGCCGCTCTATATAAAGGAAGATTGTGATCTGCCCGTGCAGGACTTGACCAAGCGTCTAACATGTTCTTGCTAACGTCATCACCAGAAAGGCGAGACATGCGAGCGGCAATTTCGTAACGGTCGAGTTCAGACCCTTTCAGAATCTCGCTCACAAGCTCGCTGACTTGGGCGGCGTAGTTGCCAAGACCGGGGATAGACAGCACAGGTTGAGGAACAGCGAAGATGTCTAATGTTTTGTCGTCTTTGACTCGGCGCATGTTCAGGCACTCCTAGCCGCTTTACAGTGTCCAACCGGATAGAGTCCGGTATCCTTGCTGTAGGACGTGTTTACCTCTGCACGCCCTGGTCGTTGCCTATGCGGCGTGCCGTCAGCGTTCCAGCGCTCCGGCCAGATATCGCTAGGCTTGAGACTCAGGGCCCGAGCGAGAGCACGTTCAATACGCGGATACGGCGTGTTTTTGGCATTACGGATTGCGCGGTCAGTTACTTCCAGCTGACGAGCCAGCTCGGCCATTGACGTGCCGCGTACGCGGAGCTGGTATTTGATCCATTCCCATCGGCTAGCTGGATCTTTGGGCATGTCGATATCGCTCATGTTTTGAACCATCTTCACGGGTGGTTTTTTTGGGTCGTCTAACGACCTGTTGCGGATAAACATATCTCGAAAACAGGACCCTGACAAACCGTTTTCGAGAGTTTCTATTCCCTTTTTCGGACGGGTCATCCCGAAAAATAGATTTAGAGCATGTAAATCAATGGCTTACGTCGAAAAGAAACAAAAGAAACAGGCTGGCGAAGATGTTTCTTTTCCATATTCGGGATTGGAAACTCGAATAGCGGCTGTAGCAGACCTTTACGAGTCTCGAAAACAGGCTGCTTTAACTGCTGATGCCGCGCTGTCTTCACTCCAGCGTTGGATAGCAGGCGACGGAATGCCCGCGTTTGATTCCGTGGCCTTGCTGGCGGCAGCCCAAGGGGTTTCTCTGGACTGGATAG